CTTTTCTTCTGGAGCTTTTCCTAATACAGAAGCAAATGTAGATTTAGCAAGACGCTGTTCATCTACATATTCTCTTACTAATGGTTGTGATACAAAGTAAATAGCTTCTTTAACAGGAACACCAGCTTTAATTAAATATAATAATATAGGTGCTACCTCATAGTTACCTTGGATAAAGAAAATCCATGCATCTTTTTCAACATCCACCCAGCCGTTCATTGCTTGTGAGAATACATCAGCTATTTTATTCACATTGTTAACATCATATAAGTTAGATAGGGATATTCTATCCGTACCATCAACTTTCCTTACATTATGTCTTAAACCTATATTAGTGGTTCTTGTTACTTTTGAATAAGCATTGGTATATGTTTCTGGCATAAGGGCTCCAATAGAGTTTAACAATACATTCATTGTATTTTCTATAGCACCTAAACCTAATGTTTTCTTACCAACAATATTAGATTCATGTTTATATAAGTTATAAAGAGGTTCTAATACTCTTGTTGCACTGATAATTTTCTTACCTTTTTCAGGTTCTGTTGTTGTATCAGTCATGTAATTTTTGAATGGATCATATTCCATCACATCTGCAGCTAGTTTGTCAGCAATATCTTTCAATAAGAAAGTACCATTTGGTGTAATAAGAGAAACAAAGTTTTGTGGAAGCTCAAGTATTTCTTTGATATCATTCATCAAGTCATTCTCTACTCCTGCTTTTTGTTGTTTGAAAGCTTTAGTTATGGATTCATCCTCATTATCTTTGATGTTCTGTAGAGAAGCTTTTAGCTCCGCAGTATTTTTATAGGTTCTTTCTTTAAGCTTACCATCTATGTCTATGTTGGTCATAAAGATTGTAAGTTTATCAATATCAAAGTCACCCCCTGACTTAGCAACTATCTCAGCTGGAGGAATGATTATATTACCTGCTTGTGGAGGTAAGAACTCATAAACTTCCATAAACTCCATAGAGTTTAGACCCTGAACTGGAATCCTAACCCCTACAAGAGTTATTGCTTTTCTGTTAGCACTATCATTTGCATCTAACCATTTATCATCTTTGATTGCTTTGTTTAATGTATCAATATCTCCAATAGTTGCCCCTTTATATTCAAGATTCAACAAGTTAACATAGTCCCCCTGTAATGCAATCATAACCTTCATTGCTGCAGTTTTACCATTCGCCTTCTTATGATAAGTAGGAAGTAAGTTACTACCTACCCATTTTTTCTTATCTGCATCAGTTGCATTTCTAAAATTAGGAGACTCTGTAAGGTTATTTTCATAAAAAGCAGAAGATACTTGTACAAGTGGTTCTCCTTTTACTTTTTGTTTGATAACTCTTTTGTTAATCAGAGATAATAAAAGCTTCTCAATTTTTAATGCTTCTGGGTGTAATGATAAATCATGTAATAACTCACCACTATCAAGAGCATCAATAAAGTTGAGCATTTCATCACTGTAAGATTCTTCTCTATCTAAGTTATTTCTAACAAGTGATAATAATTTACCTATACTTTCTTTGTCTCTTGCTTTGTATTCACCGTCAGAAGTTTCATCAAAACCAATTTCTTCTAATAATTCTAATTTAACTAACTCAGTATAATCTGATACATTATCAAGATATCTTTTTACTAATGGTGATACTACATCTTTCTCATCAGGAGAATTGATTACACCATTTTCATACAAGTTATCTAAAACTAACTTTCTCATCTGAGTAGAAAAAATAGATTTACCTTTATACTCAGAGTTAACTTCTGTTTGATTCTTTAAGAACTCTGTGAAGATTACATTTTTTGTAAATGGTTCATCCATAAGAATATTACCATTTTCATCATATATTTCATCACCAGTTCCTAAATGTCCAACTTTAGAACCTGTTTCAAATACAACATAGTCTACATCATTAAGCATCATTTTTTGGTGCAAATCATATAGTGGTGTACCTTTTTTAGCTACCCCTGGTATAATTGGAGCAAGTGAAAATTTATGGAATGAAGTAACAGGTAAGCCTGTAGTTTCCATAGCTCCACAATACTGTAATTTATATGGAGGAAAATAATGTACAACATCTTCTACAGATACTTCTTCACCATTAGCTAACTTTTTATACAACTCTTCTTGTTCTGGTAACCAGTTACCTTCAAGATTTTTAAGTATTCTATATGATTCAAAACTAATGTGGCCTTGACCATCACCAATCTTCATATTATTATATTCTTTTAAAGCAGTTTTTGCTAATTCTTTTGCCTTAGTTTTATCACCAAATCTTTTTGTATAGTCTTTTACAAGAGCATCATAGTACTCATCATAATACACAGACTTTTCTATAACTCTTTCTTTTATGATTGCTGTAGTTAAAGTACCATCAAATGGTTTACTTGGTGCTATTTTATTAAATAACTTAGGCATTTTATTTACAAAACTTCTTGACTTTAAATCAGAAGCAAAGCCTAAACCACCAGAACCAAAACCAGCATTTCTTTTATGGAATTCTTCTTTAGCATGATTGTATTGTGCTAAGTCTCCATAACCAAGAATAGCAGTTTCAAACTTGTGAATCCAAGAGTTGTAAGCATATGCTTTCATCAGTGTTGTATCAGATTCATCTACTGTAAGTTCAACACCTTTGTTTTCAACTCTACCTCTTAAAGCAGGATCAATAAACTTTGTTTTATCAAGTCTTTGTTTCAACTCAGTTGTTATACTGTTAAAATACTTAGCAACATCTTTTCTTATCTCTTCTGTTAGCTTAGCGTTGTCATCATATATATCTGAGAAATCAAAATCAGATTGTTTATCAGCAACAGCTTTATCTACTATAGCATATATTTTTGCTTGAGTATCTTTAGATAATACATCTTCAAAAGCAGTAAGAGCTTGTCCAGCCATTACAACTTCTCCTGTTTTTCTATTTACAGTTCTTGTATAACCTGTAAATTGAGAATATTTTTCTAAATCAGAACTAAATCTAAAAATTCTATTTACTTCACCAGTCAAGTATCCAGATAAAATATCAAATGCATAGTCTTCACCAGAGTTTGTAGTTGGTAAAAACTTCTCTATATCAACATATAAGTTTTTAGCATTTTTATTATCATAAGTTTTAAGACCATTTTTTAATACAATACCTTGTGACATTTGTTTAGAAGCATGTCTCATGAACTCTTCTACACCACTCATCAACATAGTATGGATCTCTTGCAAGTATTTACTTGTAGCATCCATTGATGCTGTAGAAACACCTTGTTGATTATTAGTTTTAGTGTCAATTAACTGTGTTCCCGCCACATTTTGAATTACCAATGTGTTATCTTTTTTACCACCAGGATTATTTACAGCCAACAAATCATTAAATAATGATTTTAGTAATACAGAATGTCTTGTGTAAGTATTGTTGTCATATGCTAAGTAACGCATATGTCTGAACAAACCATTTGGATCAGCATCAGGATTTGTAAGTTCTTGCCAAGATTTTGTATGATTTAAAGAAGTCATAATTCTTGTAAAAGTATTATCCAAGAAATGCTCCCATACTCTATTTCCTTCAGGACTAACTGCACTAAAGTTAGAATACTTATCTGAAAATCTTACTTGTATATTTGCAAGTTCTTTTATTCTTGAAGAAGAATCAAATTTTTGACCAGGATCTAATGTCTTAGGCAAACTTGTTTTTAAATATGCAAGAGGGTTTCTTAAAAAAGTAAATTTTTCAGGATCATACATTTTATTTATATGCTCTAAAGAATCAAAGATGTGCCCAATTGCAAACTTATTTACAAAGTTAGGATCAGCTACAACACTAGCAATTGTAGGATTTGATGTATCCATCACAATACCTAATGCATTTAAGAACTCAAGAACATTTTTAGAATTTATGTTATTCTTAAAATGTTTTACAAACTTGTCTAAATCTAATACTCTTTGCCCTGATTTATTTTCAACAATAAATTTAGAGTCAGCAACAGTAAGAAAATTTATTTCCCAATCTTTTAAAACTTTAGTTCTATCAAAATCTGTTCTTTGTACTCTTGCTTCTGCTAATACATCATCAGCTGTTTTGGTAATGTTTAGATTTAACTGTACATAAGATAGTCTAGGTTTTTTAAGATCTTGCCAGAACTTAGTTTCAATATCAAACTCAGCCTTATCATTGTAATCAGTATTTTGTGGGTTAGGTAGATAAGATAACAACTGTAAAAACTCAGGATTATCTTTTATGTTTTCTGAAAGTCTTTTGTACATCTCAGATTTGTCAAAAGAACCTGCTAATACTTTAGCAACTTTACTCCACATTTCTCTTTCATCTAAGAGCATGTATAAACCTGTTTGAGGGTCTACTTCATATTCAATAGATAAAACTTGTTTACCCTCATCATTTACAGTAACTTTTGTTTTATTTCTGTCTACTTTGTAAATACTGGATAAAATAGTTTTAGTCTCTTGACTAGCTGCTTCTCTTGAAGAGAAAATATTACCACCATCAAGTCTAACAATTCTAGAATTATTTATGTCAGTTGGATCTTCTTCTAACTCAACAAATTTATTTGCTAAAATTTTGAATCTAGAATTTTGCATGTGAAAAGCAATAACACCTTTCTGATCTTTACCGTCAATTGTTGCATCAACATTCCCAAAATTATCTAGCATTCTTCCTAAAAATGGAAGTTGATTTAATTCCAATGTATCAATATCACCACCCTCAGCTGCAGTTTTTGCAAAGTCTTCTCTTAATTGATTAAATCTTTCAGATATTTTCTTTTCTAAAAGCTTATATAAATGTTTTCTATTTGCATTAGTTTGTAATACTCTAACTGGTGCAGAAGAACTATTTCTTTGTTGGTTTACAGAATTAAAAATGTCAGGAATTAAGCTGTCCAAATAATTCACAACTTTCAAAGATTCAGCAGAATCAAATGGTTCATACTTAGTAGCAACATCTTTTACAGAAGTAATAGCTTTAGCTCTGTTCAACTGAGTAAACATCATGTTGTCAGTAGAAGGTTGCATATCTTGTAATAGCTCTGGATTCTCAGAAGCTCTGTACAATTTGTCAAACAATTCTTTTACTGATTCAATGTCTCTTGGTCTTGTAGCTAAGTCTTGTTTGCTTACTCTGCCTATGAGGTTCTGTAGGAAGTTGTAAATTCTCTGAAATACTTTACCCAAAAATCCTTTAGGTGCTTCTTTTTTACCTCTGCTTCTTGCATAATCTCTAAAGTCTTCTGCAATATCTTCTTCAATATCAAAGAATGATTTATTGGCCCACTTTGGTTGGCCCTTTAATTCATTGTATAACTTAATCTTTTCATCTCTTGTTAGAAATAACTGAGAGAATCCGTGCCATGCTTCATGGTATAAATCTACAGCAGTACCACCATCACCTTCATAAAGTGTGATACCAGTTCCTGTAAATGTTGCAAATGCATTTGAGTTTACAATCTGAGTTATTCTGTTTAAGCTAATATACTTACTCAAAGGAGAGTTAGCCCACCAAGTTTCTGCTGCTGCTTTGTCAGCTTCAGTAGTGAAAACCTTATCTAAAAAATTATCTAAAGCTTTACTTCTATCTAAATTAAAACCGTTAGCATCTTCTTCTGACAAATCATTCTTAAATGGTGTAAACCAATTGTGCTCAATAATAACTTCAACATTCTCAGTAGCTGCTGGTACTTTAGTAGTTCTTTTTTTCTGAACAGCTTTTGATTTTTCTTTTACAACTTTCTCAGCAGTTTCATTCTTTTCAGCCTGAGTTTTTTTCCTAACTGGAGCTGCAGTCTTTGAGTCTAATGCAATATCAAAAAATGAATCCGCATCTTCTGTAAACTGACTAGGTATAGAATAACTTAAATAAGGATTGAATCCTGAAATCATTGAACCACCTTCATTAGTAAATTGTGGCTTTGCATACTTCAATACTACTTCATCAATATAATCTTTTTCAACAGGTTTAAACTTATCTCCAGAAATTTCATAATCTGTGTAGGTCCCCTTATCTTTATAGCTATTAGAAATATTTACATTAGCTCCAATTGAACCCTTGTCACCAAACTTAATTGCTGTTGGTAAATGCTGTGCAATCTTGTCTCTTACAGCAGTAGTAAAGATAGCATCTCCTTCAAACTTTTCACCATTAATTGTTAAAGTAAGTGGTCCACCAGCAACTTTATCTAAAAAAATGTTATTTTTATTTTTAACACCTTTTTTACTTACTTTTTGATTATTTAAAAATACTTTGAAGTAAGCTATTCTTTCATCATCAGACAAAGTTCTACCTTTATTTGTAGCTTTAGTTGTAATAACATCAGCTACTTTATTAGCAAGTTCTTGATCAAAATTACCCCTCTGTATGTTTACAGGCATACTTATTTCACCAAAAATTGGAGTATTATATTGAACAAAGAATTGAGCAAAACCTTCACTTAAATCTGTACTTGATATAATTTTTGCATCTTTAACAATTTCTCTTGTAAGTTTTACAGTTTTTTGTAATTGATCATTAATCTTTCTTTTATTTTTTGCACTCAATATACCAAAACTACCACCATTAATTTGAGTAATGTATGAAGTGTTGTTGTCTATAATATCTTTACGCATATTATAAACACCATTCATGTTTTCTGTTTGATTTTTTAAAACTTCTTTACTAGATAAACCAACTCTTTTTGCAATTTTACTTGCTGCAACCAATGTATTTTTATACATTTTACCAAGGTTATGATAAATCATAAACAAAGCATGTTGTTTTTTATTTAGTTTATCTTCCAACAAATAAGGTTTTCTTATAAACTGATAAACAACTGTACCTTTATCTTCAGTAGTTAAATTACCATTTTCATCAAAGTATAAGTAATTACCATCAATATCTGTAACAACAGCAAAAACACCTTTGTAAGATTTAGCAGTTACAGTTTTATGATTAGATAATTTGTGCTTATTTTCAAAGCTTTCTGAAGACATCATTTTTAAAAAAACTTCTGTACCATCAATAACAGGATTGTCTTGATCAACAGTTTTTTCTTTATGAGCCTTCATGATTTTTTTAATCACTGTGTCAAAAACTTTTTTATCTTCAGCTAAAACATCATCTTGAATTTGTGTATTTGGATCATCTGGATTTTTATCTTCACCAAATTGAAATGTTGTAACATTAGGATATTCAATTTTAGCTTTATCCATTTTTTCCAATACAGAATAATCAGGATCTGTAATCTCCAAATTATCTAATTGAAAGTTTTCATGTTCTAACTCACTCTTTAATTCTTTCTTAGATTTTTTTCTTACTGGTGTAGTAACATATTTCTTAACATTCTTAATGTCATTAAATTCTGCTCTCAACTTCATTATATCTGAAGGATTAAAATCAGTTTTAGCTAATATGCTATTTATTTCATCATCACCCTGCACAAAATGTATAGTAAGAGGAATGATTTGAGCATATTGTAAAGCTTTTTCTTCACCAGCAGCTTTCTCAATTCTTTGGTATATATCTTTTATATATACCTTTAAATCAAAACTTTCTGAAGGTTTAAGTCCAGAAAGTTTTTTATATGTTATTTTTCTTAAATCTGAAAGCTGAGTTTCATTGAGTGAACATATCATTATTAACAAGTTTTTGAGTTATCTTCTAAGTTTTTGAATAAATCATCTTCATTTGATTCCTTTGCTTCTTTATAATCAGAAGCTTCAGTTTCTTTATTTTCAAAGAATGTTTTAGCATCAGTTTTAGTTTGTTCTGAAGCTTCTACAGTTTCTTGTGATGGTTTTTCTGTCTGAGTCATTTGCGTTTCTTTTGAAGGTTTAACAAAATTATTTTGAAGTTCCTCTTCAGTTACTTCTCTTTTTGTATCTCCATACTTTAATATAACAGAATTTTCTTTAATATCCACTACTTGTACAGGAGAATCTTGTTCTGTAAAGTTAGTAACATCTTGTAAAAGATCACCTTTTTTTAATGAATTGATATCAACATTATTCTCTAACTCAGCTAATCTATTTTGATATGCAGACTCTATTTGAGCTAAATTGAGTTTATTCTTGGACATCTTAGCTATTAACTCTTTTTTCTTATTAAATAACTCAATAGTATCTTTGATTTTTGCAAAGGCTTCTGTTGCTTTATTTACTTCAGGAGTTAGTTCAGCAAGCTCATCAATAGAAGAATTAACTATTTTTTGGAGTTCATTAAAAGGGATTTCTTTTGTTTCTCCTGCTTCCTCCATTCCAGAAACTCCCTCTGTTGTTGTTCCGGTAGGGCTTTGAATCTCAGATACACCAATGTTTGATTCATCTCCGGTTTCTGCTCCGAAGATTTTGTTAAGGTCTTGTTCATAATCTTGTTTTTTAGCAATTCTATTTGTTTCTGTTAAGTTAATTAAAACTAAGTGATCAAGTAAATCTTTTAATACATTAATTTGTCTATTAGTAGCAGCTACTCCAAAAGGATCATTACTATACATTTTAAAAGTTTCATATTCTTTTAATGCATCTATTGTTTTTTGGATACCCTTTCTAAGTGCTTCTAACTTTTTAGCTCCTCTACCTAATGCTGATATACCTTGTAGTCTTACTTCAGTTAGTTCTTTAGGAAGATTCTTTTGCATTATCATGGTAATCTCTTCCTGAACTTTAGGTGAAGCATCTGATAAACTATGTATTTTTTTAAGTTCTTTTTCTATGTCTTGAGGTTTAGTACCCAAGCTATTTTTCTGAAAAGAATTTGGTAATCTGTTTAAAGCAAATATTACATCATTAACATTACCTTCATAAATAAATACTTTGTCATCTGTAGATAAACTGTCTCTTTCTGCAGTAAGTCTTTCAATCTCTTCTTTACCTTTATTGATTTTACTCAATATTGATTGAGGAGATAAGATAGCTAAATCTTGTTTTACTTTTTTAATTTGTGAAGCTGGAGCATTTTGCTTCTCTAATTCACTAAGTCTTTGTTGAAGATTAGCTTTTGCTGCATATACACCAGTAATGTTTTGTCTTAGTTTTGCAATTTTAGTATTGATAGCAAATATGATGTTATCAATGTCTTCTCTTCTCTTATCATTTTTAAAATAAACCAGTTGGTTTATATCACCAGAAGGACCTCTTGATACAGTATACCTTACACCATTTACAATTGCTATTGTTTCATTCTCATCTTCAAATGCTGCATCAATAACTTGGTTGTTAATTACAGAAATTTGACCAACATTTTTTACAGGAGTAATCAAAGATAAACCAACACTAGTAATTTCAGAAGAACCATTAGTTGCAGGCTTTCCTTCAGAAGTAACTGTATATATTTCTTTACCTTTTTTAATCTTTTGTAAATCATCAATTTGTTTTTGAATTTCTTCAGCTAATTCAGGATCTCCAAATTCCCCTCTAGCAGAAGCCAAATCACCTTCTAATGCTGTTATTAAAGTTTCACCCATAGATTGCTCAAAACCTAAATCAACTTCAACTCCATATGACCCATCATCTTGTAAAATCAGTGTTCCAACTCTACCATTGAAAACTACTTGTTTACCTACATTATCATTAAGTGTTAATTTAGATGTGTCTGAAGTGGTTATTTGTGATTTACTTGTTTCTATAGTAGTTTTACCTAAAGCAGCTAGTTCTGCATCATATTTAGCATTGATTTTATCAACAAATTCTTTAGCAGCTTTGAGTCCTTCTGCATTAGTTTTTACAAAATATTTTTCTCCTTCTAATTCTTCTTGTCTTCTTCTTTCTATGTCAGCTTTTTTAGCTTCTATATCTTCTGTAGTAGGGGTTAAAGGTGTACTACTTTCAATAGTAGGTACAGACATAGTGATACCCTTACCTTCCACATCAGGTAAGTATTCAAGCTCAAGTGTATTAAATAACTTAGCAGTATTTGGTACTAATGGTACTAACTCAGTATCCCTATTTTTTTCTCCACCAACAGTTACATCAGTAACAAATGGTGTAGCATTTTTTAATGAAATTCTCATTGGAAATAATGCAATCTTTGGAATAACTCCCGTCATGTTATGATACAAGTTTCTATAAATAGAAAGCTGTGCTCTGTATGCAATATTTTTCCAGCTGTTTGGTTTAGTGAAACCATTCCATGATGTAGAAGTTTTAATATCTACAATCATAATCTCACCCTTATTATTAATTAAAACCATATCTGTTTCACCAGATACACCATTTTCTAATAAGTTTTTATCAAACAGTTTTACATTGTTTGTTAATGGTATATAATTTTGAGCAGTTAAACTTTCTCTAAATCTTGTAACAATACCTCTAATTCCAAACATTTTATCAAAAGCTGTCTCACTCATGATGTCTGAAATCTTAGTTTCTTTACCTTCAATTTCAATAGTGTCACTGTATTTGAAAGACTTCCAAGTACCAGTATTATCATCTATAGTAAAGAATGTTCTTACAGCAGCATCAAGATTAGTACCAGCTTCTGAGTTATTTGAGAATGCCTCTTTACCAATAAGCTTTCTAAAGTTTTCTTCAGTTGTGTTTTTTTCTAAAGAAGCTCTTATTCTAGCTTTTTTATCTTCTGTGTTCAACTGTTTATATGAATCTCTGGCTGCAATAGAAAATGCTTCCCAAGCTTTGTTAAATGCATCTGGATCACCTTTTTTAATATGATCATTATACACACCAAAAAACACATTTACTATTTTGTCAACATTCTCATCTGAATAACCTGGTTTTGTTTCATCAGATAATTCAGAAGCAATACCGTCAGAAATATTAGTTGCTCTTGTGGTTAGTTTTGAATCAGGATCTCCTGCAAACTTTCTACCTATCTTGTTTCCATCTTCATCAAATACATCCTCAAGTTCATCTTGTCTAGCTAGAACATTTTTTCTAAAACTATTAAATGCTTTTTCTGCTACACTTACAGGTTGTAACTTTCCTTGTTTGTACTGTAGGAAGGTTTTAAGTTTCTGAACATCTTCATTGATTTCATTGATATCTTGTTCTGAAAGTTTAAATTCAGTAGCCCCATCATTAAAGATTTTACTCTTCAATGTTGCTTCCATTTTATCTAGGATAACATTCAATGTTCCTGTAGGCATGCTAGCCTCAATTTTTATGTTCTTAAAAATTCTAGAAGTTAGTACAGGAGGTTTGGTCAAAGCTTCTGCTCTTGCTGCACCCTCTGCTTTTACTTGCTCATTATATTTTTTAAGTAACTCTATACCTTCTTTTTCAATCCAGTTTTGTCTAATCTCCTCATATTTTTTGATGTTAGTATCCATCAAACTTTTTGGATCCATCTCAAGTTCATTAGTCAAATAAGCATTGAATTCAGTATCAATCTGAGACTGCAAATCTTCTGGAAAATTAGCATAACCCATTTGTGGAGTAAACTCATCTACAGTAGATTTGTCAACACCTTTTTCTTTATACTTGTTAAGTATCTGATTTTCTAAAGCTGTATATCTTTCATTTATTTGAGCTACTCTTTCTGCATTTACTTTAAAACTTTTAGTACCTTCAATATCAATCAAAGACTCTTTTTGTTTTTTAAGTATTTCTTTTTGCTCAGCAATTTTATCAGCTAATAGTGTAGGGAATTTTTCAGATAAAACATATACTGTAAAAACTGCTTCATTTATAGTATCCGGGTCAGCTTTCTTAAACTTACGGGATGTTATAGCACCCATAGCTTCAGGATCTATCTCATCAGCATTTAACTCTAACTCACCTTTATTTAATAATTCATCAGAAAGTTTTACTATTTCATTTGAGTCAATAGGATCTTTACCTACTAGTTCTAATAAGTTCTGAAGCTTACCAATTTTTTCTGTTGCAGCTTTTTGATCTATTTCTAATTGAGCATTTGATTCTTCAACATCTTGGTTTTTTGCAGTTGCTTCTTGTACTGACATACCAACTTCATCAATAAAAGATTGGTCATAATCCTGAGCTGCAACTCTTAACTCATCATTTTTATATTTTGCAAGATCTGTTAACTCATCATCCAGCTTTTGTTTCTCTGTAGCAGGGTCACCAGCTGGTTTCTTTTGAGATAACCGAGCAGCTTCTATAAATATTCCTGCATACTTTTCATAAAGAACACTGTCTTTATTAATTATCATTTCTTTTGTAGTATCAATAAAATACTCTGGTAAATAGTTTTCAGGATCTTCAACAAATTTTGCAAATTCATCTAAGTCAACAAAAATACCATCAGCAGCTAATGTGTTTAAGATTTCATTTCTTTCAACATTAGTAATCTCTTGATTTACAATATCTTTATAGTATTCTTTTCTGTTGTCATACATTCTTTTCATCCAGTCAAAGTTTCTGTTTACACTTTCACGGAAACCTGCAGGATCTGCAAGAATATTTATGTACTTAGCAGTATTTAATTGTTCATGTTTTAAAAAGTGTATGTCAATTAATGAACTAAACAAATCTTCATGACCACCAAGCTTATCAATTTCATTTCTTAATGTAACTTTATTTTCTTCTGATCCAGCAATTGTTTCAAGTAAATTCAGAAATGAATTAAAATACTCATTCATTTCAGGTGTTGTGTTACCTTCATTAATTGCATTCAACAATAAATTAAGATTTTCTCCAGAATTACTATCCTGAGCTTTTTGAAATCTATCTAAAGCTTTTAATAACTCTCTTTTTTGTCTTACTTGAGCTACAGCTTCTGGTAAAGTTGATGTTTCTCCTGACTCAATATCTTGTTTTAAATAATTTATTTGTTCATTTAGTTTAACAGCATCAGTAATAACATCAAAATTTGAAAATGGACTACTGGAAATTGATTTTAACTTATCCAGTTGATTATACATTTTACCTAATCTATCAATATGATTATCAAATGTAGATTGTAAAAAGACTAAACTATTAATAGATTCTTCATAAGCTTTGTTATAAATTATAGCAGCAGTATATTCTGGAGATCCTTCTTTATACTGTTGTGGATCAACATAGTCTTTAAACTTATCTTTAGCCATTTTATATCTTGCTGCAGTTTCTTTTGCTGAAGTTATAGCTTTATCAATATTTTGTAATGCTTTCTCACCTTGACCTGGTTCTAATGACCAAGCTTCTTCTAACTCTTCAGGTGTAGTATTTTTATATTCTTTTAAGTTATCAAGAAAAGTATCATATGTACCTGTTCTTAAAGCAGTTTGAACAGAACTTTGGAATGCAGCAAACTCCGCATCTTTTAAAACTTTTGTTTCAACATTATCTGGATTGTCAACCATTTTAGCAGTCAACATCTGATTTGAGTAGTTATTTATTCTTGGGTCAAAAAAGTACTTTGCATTCTTATGCATGTTATTCAAAGAGTTAACTATTGCATTTGCTTGAGCTTCTCTTTGTTTTACATACTCTTCATTTACTGCTTTATCCTTAAAGATTCTGCTGAAGTTTTTGGTACCAAACTTAAACATCTTGCTTGGACCTTCTAACAAACTACCCATCAAAAACCCAGATGCAAATGTTTCTCCACCTTGTGCATTTAATTGTTTGTCTAAACCATCAAACATTGCAGCCATTCCATATCTATACCCTCTTACAGAAGGATTATAAAAACTATCCACATAGTATTTCTCAACAGCAGACGCTAATGCCTCTTGACTAATTTCCTGAATACCTTCCATTAAGTTACCTTTAAAGTAATTCAAGCCAAGTTTACCCCATTGTTTAGGACTCTTTAATGCTTTGATAGAATTCTTTAAAGAAATTGCTTCTTTAGTATATGTTGCTTTTGCAACGTCATCTGCAGGATTGAACATGATTTGAAACTCATTACCAACCTCACCTACAACTTTTCCAAAATTAAGTCTAGGTGCACCCTTTAAAAACTTTGCTCTTGTTATAGAAGGGAATGCAACTTTGTTTGAATAGAATACTAAACCAGTATTGTAAAGTGTATTTTTGAAACCAGCTTTTTTAGAATCCAACATCATTTCTTGTTGTAATTCTATAGAAGGAGCTTTACCATGTTTTGCATAGTAATCATTGTATAACTTGTTATATACATTTTGCTCAGAAAAACCACCCTCTAATCTACCTTCTGATAAAGCCATGTTTATACCCATAACGTCATGCCAGAAAGCACCAGCAGTTCTTGCAGTTCTTGCAAGCTTGCTAACATCATCTGTTTCTTTCAATAACTTTACAGCATCTAAAGTATTTTCAAAAGGATTTATAAATTCACCTGCTTTTTGACCTATTGTTCCTGCAGTTTTCCAAAAGTTCTTAGCATTGTTTATATTTTTTAATGCTTGAAGTGATTTAGATATTTTACCAATATTTTTAGCAGATTGAAATAATGCAGATGGGACTTTGGTCAAAGCCTTCATACCACCCAATGCACCACCTAGTAGATTTAATTCTCCTCCAGTTGCTGCTCCAATAGCACCACTAACCATAGCTCCTTCTACAGCACCTTCAAGTAATATACCTGCGGAGTAAGAAACAGAGTTTAATAAGTTAGTAGCAAATCCACCTATACCACCTCTACTTGAGTATCCAATGGAATTGTAGTATTCATAATCTTTTGCTTCTTGTCTATCTGCTCCTACATCTCCAGAACCTAGGAGCTTGCCGTAGGAATGTACAGGTGCTAAAAATCCCAATCCCAACATTGGTGCGGCAGAATGTTTTAACCATCTACCCATGTCATCAAATGTGGTTGTATTTTGATTGTAAATAGATTCATTATTAACATCTGGATCAAAACCAATTCTGTTATAAGTTTCTTGACCATAACCTTTATATCTAGCTTTAAATGATGCACTAGAAGGACTGTTATCAAATGTAAATGTCTTACCATACTCATTGTCATCACGCAATGTAGTCTGAAGCATTTTTTGTCTTTGTATTACTCCTTGTACATGATCATTTAAATCTTTAACTGGATTATCAGATTTAGTAGCAATAGCAGGTTTGTTTGGTGTAATACCTGCTGTAGCATCATTGATATTTATTACTTTATTTGCAACAGATGCATTTTTTAAATCTAAACCTGAGCCAGAATTAATTATAGTCTTAGCCATTTTTTATATAATTTTTAGTCCTGCGTTTTTGAAACTTTTACCAAATGCTTTTTCCATATTCATTTTCTTTTGAGTATCCTCAAGATTATGAAAATTTGTATAAACTTTTTTAAGATGCACATTAGTATTATGTATATCTATCATTATTTTAGAAATTTTATCATCAATATTATTTCCATATGGAACTGTTTCACTTAGTGAATATACAATAGGTTTACCATTATCATCAACAGAATTTATCTTACCAGTAATACTATAATTACCAGTTACATTATCTCTTCTAACAATATAGTTATGACCATAACTAGGATCTACAAAACTCAACCCTTTTCCAGTATTCATTATAGCTTCCGTAGGTGTTATCTTATTAGATTGATATAAATTATTTCTCCAATTTGATTGAGGAGCCATGAAAGTAATACCGTTAGCCTTAATCTCATTTATGATTTCAGCATCTTTTGTTTTATCAAAGTATTTGTCTATAACAGATTGTGGTATATTACCTACTGTCATAGCACCTAAACCACTATCTTCCATACCTACTTGATGCTGAATAAGTTTAAATACATCAGGCTTATCTTTTTGTGCCTTATTATTTGACAGTGCTGCTAAATCAAACATCATATTCTTTAATTTCTTCAAATTAGATTGATTTGCAGCTAAATAATCAGAATCATATTTTGGATCTAAAACATTACCTTTTGTAGATATTCTAAAGTTTGTTGGATCATTTAAGAAATTAATACCTTTAATATCTTGAACAAACTGTTTAAAGCTTATTAAGTTCTCATCTCTTCTTCCAAGATTAACAGGAATAGATGAAGGTCTTGCTGCTATAGTAGCTCTACCAGTATTAGCATCAACATTTGTTTTTCTATATGATAACAAACCTAATTTATGATTAGGATTGGTTGTAATTTTATCATATGCTTCTGATAATATTTGAGCAAATGGAACTTTATTAACTGTTTTAGTTGGTGAAGCAAATTTAGCGTTTGCTTCATTCATTTCAGTATTTTTCCAATTTGCTTTTACTACAGTAGTTTTATTACCTTCTCCAATTTTATCTAAGAAATCTTCTATATAATCATCAAAATCTTCATCATGATATAATTTACCATCATTAACATAATGTTTTTGATAAGCATCAATAATAGAATACTTTGCTTTATCTGATAAATTTGTTTCAGCTAATGCTGCATACAACTGCTTTTGTATTCTGTTATCATTTTCTTTTTTAATCTGCATGTGAGCAGAATATTTAAGTTGAACTTGATCTAATTTAAATAATGCTAATTGATTTGAGTTGTATGATTGAGCTGTTTCTAAAGCATCATGTTTTTCAGCCCAAGTATCCATTCTTTTCTTTAAATCAAACATCTTAGTACCTAATGTTAATTCTTGTACTAATTTTTTTCTTCCTTCTGGAGTTTCAGCTTGATTATTATATTTTTCCCAAATTTTATCTACCCATTTATTATTTTGACCAAGTAGATAAGCTAAGTCAGCTTTCTTGATTTCTTGTGAATCAATTCCTTTTCTAATATTATCAAGCCAATGGTTAAAGTATTCTCCAGCATTTTTATCAGCATCTTCTAAAAATAAATTTCTGTTATCTTTTAGAATACCAATATTTTTAATAGCTGTGTCACCTGCTTCTATTTCTTCAAGAGTTTGACCAGGTGTTGGTATTGGAACTACTTCTCCTTTTTCATTTAAATAAGCAAAACCATTTTCAAGTTTATATTTAATAAGGTCATTGTCAGCATCAACTTTTTTCAATATTAAATCTCTTTCAAATTTAATTTTATCTCTGTTTATTGCAGCTGCATTATTAGCAGCATCTCTACTCATGTTATGAGAATGTCTTACTTCTTCTAAACCAAATGGATTAACCTTATAGTCTACAATCATATCTTTCTTAGCAAAAATATCTGAGTTAAGTAATATATCCTTCTCAGCTAAATAAGCAGCTAAGTTAGAGTCTACCATTTCTCTTGCCAATTCAATATTGTCTAAGTCTAAACCATCTACTGTAGGAACAGGTTTGTCTGTATATGGAGATGAGTTACCCCGGTTGATTTGCTCATTTAACTTAGAGTTATGTTCATAAACAATTTTATCAACTTGTAATGCTTGATTGATTCTTTCCATGAAAGCAGGTTGTTTAACATTTACCTTTCCGGAATCAACATCATTCTGAACTATGTTAGCTTTAGATTTATTTGCATCTAATACTTCTTCAGAAACCTTAGTTTTTTCATTTGTGTAATCTTTTAAAATTACATATTGTTCTTTTAGATATTCTTGTTCAGCTAATAATTCATTACCCTTATACTTCTCAGCTCTACCTTTAATCTCATCTTTTCTTTTAACATAGGCATCTGTTGCATATTTAGCTTGTAATGATGGATCACTAGCATAAGCTGATAAAAACATTTTTTGAATACTTGGTAATATTAAGTCTCCATTTTTTTGTCTTACCAAATACATACCGGATTTATCTGGTTGAGTTATATCAACTGATAAATCCATACTTTCTGCTATCTCTTTATATTTTTCAAAAGCATTAACATTTGGAGTATATGTAATATTACCAAAACTAAGAACATCTTCTTTAGCAGCATTCTTAAATTCTTCTATTCTATAGTCCATAGCTTTAATACCATTATTCCAATAACCAGCACTTACTTTAGGATCTTTAGCATTTTTTAATGCTACAGCTCTTGATCTTTCATTGTCATAATTTTTGGTAAGAGCCATATCTTTCATCAAGTGAGCATCTTCATAAAGAGGCTTAAATACTTGAGTTGCTTGGTCAACATTTTGCTGAAGAGATAAATCTAAAGCACTGACTCTTTTTAATTCATAGTCAACTTTCTTTAGATAGTCATCTTTCAGTTTGTTACTATCATCTCTAGTAACTCTTTGATGATACAACTCACCATATAAATTATTTAACGCTTTATAATTTGAGTCATACTGGCTTTGTTTTGTTTGCAAAACATGAGCATAGAAATTCAAATCAGGTTGAAAGGTTTGATAATCCGGAATGTAGTCAGTTACACCTGTAATATATGTACTCATAATAAGTAAATTAAATTTGTATTATTTATTCTTTTACCTAAAAGTCTTCTAGATAATTCATATTTAGGTATATTCAACTGTTCAGAAGCTATTCTAACTGATTCATAAATTTCACCAGTAAGTGTATTTTTTATTCTTTTTCTTTTACCACTATTTACTTTATAAAAATCTACATCTTTTAATTTTTTTCTAGCTTCTTTTAAATTCATTTTACATTCTTCTGAAGCATTATATATTTTACCAGCTTCAATACATGCTTGAGAAGGTTTTTTACCTTTATTAGCTTGTCTTAATTTTTCTTTTGTTTCTTCTGAGTGAATTGAACAACCTTTAGGATCTGTTGGTTTTAAATTATAACCTTTAGTTCTATCTAAACAATTATAATAATTTACCCAAAAATGTTCTTTTTCATGTAAAAGTTTAATATCACATATCTCAACAACTTCAAACTTGAAATTAACTTCTCCATATTTATTCCAAGCTTTTTGTAAATAATCATTTTTATGAACACCTTTTCTTAAATCATACACATGACCATTTTTTCTTGTTCTTATATTTGAAGCACAACCAATATATATTTTATTGTTCACAATGTTTATGATTTTATATATTCCTGATGATGATTGTATATATGTTGCCATAGTATTTTTTTTCTATTGTAAATCTATAAATTTTTTATATTTATCATAAACATGCCAAGTTTATAATATAAACGGATAAGTAATATCACCATAGATAAAACCTCCATGTTTTGCTTCAGGAGGAGCAGTCTTTGTACCTACTTGAGAATGTGCATTATGAGCATCTATACCAGTAGTTGTAGTACCTGTTGAACCTGCAGCTTTCTTTTTTGACTCAACACATTTTTGAATTTGTGCTTCTTCTTTATACATTTTACTACAGTCCTCATAAAACTTTTGTTCACTATTTCCACTAACTTCAGGTTTAATTTGTCTAGCTTTAGTTGGATCAAATTTTACTCTACCTCCAACACCTTCATCAACTTGATATTCAGGATATATTTGATTTAATGCATCTGTTTTGTACATATTGGTAACACCTGCATTGTACTGATTAACAAGATTGTTTTTAAAAGCTCTTTTACTATTATCAAACTGTTGATTAGCAATTGTATTTTGGTCATACAATTTAAGTTGATTAGCTTGATTAATTGCAGCTTCTTGATTGTTAATTGCTGTATTAGCAGCTTCAAATTGATTAGCAATTCCAACATTTTGATTATTATATCTAGCTAATACATCAGCTGCATTTTTAGCACCTTGTCCTTGAATAGATGATGATCTAGCAGATAATGCTTGTGGTCCTGCAAACTGAGCCATACCAGCTGTTTGAATATTTGCTTGTTCTGCATTAGCAGCAAGTTCTCTGGTAGGATCCATGAAAGTAGGTTTTTGATTTTGCAAGTCTACTCTAGCAGCTCCCATTGGCATATATTTCTTAGCAGAAAGAAAATCTATAGCAGCATTACCTATATTTAATTTATCTTGCAACCACATCTCAGGTTCTTTCTGTTCTACTTCTTGTTTTATTTCTTCTTGTTCTGTTTCTTCTTCTTGTCCTGGTTCTGGATCACCTTCTACTACTTCTTCTTTTTTCACTTCTTCTGTTCCAGGAGCTTCTTCAAACTTTCCTCTATCCATATTAGGATTTATACCATGACCTAGTGTACTATTACCTGCATAACCATCAATAGGTGATAAACTAGCATATTCAGAACCATACAATTTGGCCATTTCAGTTTCATCAGCGCCACCCGTATTAGTTTCTCTACTGTGTTCTTTACCTAAGACAGTATCCATAGCATATAGAGAATCATCATCAAAAGAGTTATAAGTACCTGCAACTTTATTTTTTTGCATTCTTGCAAAACCGTGAGCTCCCGCTTGTTCAACTAATGTTTCTTGAGGTGTAGGTAGTTTTATATTTAAAGTTTTTGCTATTTTATCTTTACTATCCCAACCTTTAGCTTTATAATCAGTTTTTATTTTATCATATTCAGCTTGATCTTTTACAAGCCCTCTTTTTTTCAAATCATCAAATTTTGCAAAACCATTACCTCCATTATCAAGATAAGCCATGTCAATTCCTGCTTCCTTAATTGCATCATTTCTTTTCTTTCCAGATAAGATTCCATTTATAATTTCATCATCATTTAAAGATTTTTTATCTTTTCTATATTTAGTTATTCCACCTTTACCACCTGTAGTAGAATCATTATAGGCAGCTTTTGCTTCTTTAAGTAATTCAGCTCTAACTTTAGAATCAGGATTTTTTAATTCTGTTTCTAAAAATTTTTGACCAGCAGCATTTACAGCTTTAAGATCATTAAGACCTACAGTTTTTTGTGGATCTGGAGCTTTGTAATTCATCTTTTTACCACCTTTCATAATTGATGGTTCTTTATCTGGATTTTTTCTTTTCCACATGTAGTAAGCTTTGTTAGCTTTTTCATCATCCATTCCAGTAATATCTAATGCATCACCAGCTGGATTAGCACCACCAGTAGCACCAGTAGAACTTGCACCTTTATCACCTTGGTATGTTCTTAAAGCACCACCTCTAGCATACATAGGAGATTTAGGTCTACCCATATAGTTTCTAGGATTAGCACCCATAGCCATACCATACTCAGCTTCTGGTATATCATCTGAGTAAGGGAAATCAAAACCACCAATAAACATACCACCATACTGTTGTTCTGGTATAGCTACTGGTTGACCTTGATTCATTTCTTGAGCTTCATTATCTTGAAATTCAGTATTTGATTCATCTGTCTCTTCAACATTTTGTTGTTCTGATTGTGCAAGTTTTTGACTAACTTGATTACCAAATTGCTTAATCTCAGGGTTAATAAATGTTGATTCATCATGTTTATTTTCAGCCATATATGGTTTAGCCACAGCAGGAATACCTTGTGGGAAACCTTTCTGAGATTCTTGAACTAAAGCTAGTGCTGCTAATTTTTTATTATAATTACCAATCATTAACTCTGCAGTTCTAATATCAATGTTATCAGAATTTGGATCTTGTAGTATTTTTCTATACTTATCAATATCATACTGTTTAGCTAATTGTGCAGGAGTAAAGCTTTTCTTACCTTTTGAACCTTTACCAAAATGAGCTAACAATACAGGATCTTTTATATTCATTCCTCTAAAATCACTGTATATGAAAGTGTCATCTGGTAAGTTCAATGGAACTCCACCACCAGAGTGTCTTGGGCCTTTGATGATTTTGTGTTCTGGTATTCCATCTCCATTGATGTCACCATATACAGTTTCACCTCCTTCTGCTTCAAGATTAGCATCTTCTCTAGGAACAGCTGTGATATATTTACTAACACTCATCTTAGGTTTACCTATATAAGTATTGTAATCTGCACCACCCATTGCTGGTACATCATTAGCTAATGAACCTTGTACTTGGTATCCTGTTCTAGCTTGCGGTACTTTTTTAATTCTAACTCTCATTTTAATAAGATTATAAATATTCTACTTCACCTCCATTTGCAAGGAATTCTTCTAATTCTTCTTCAGTCATATCAACTTCATCTCCTTCAGTGAATCCACCATCTTGCATGTATCCACCCATTTGACCATATGCAAATCTACCACTGGTATCACTTCCCATTTGATCATATCTAAATTGACCTAACTGTTGACCATAGTCTACATAATCTCCTCTATCTCTTGTATTAGTTGCCGCATACATATTATCAGATGTAAAGTTTTTTTCATACATCTCTTTCTGTTGCTTAGCTGTATCAAGGTTATTCATAAATCCTGTTACAGCATTTGCTGCAACATTAAATTTATTAACAGCATCTTCACCATCAAAATTCATTGGAGCTCTTTGTTTATCAACAGCAATTATATCATCATTTTTTGGATCACCAAAGTCTAAAGAAGTAATTGTTTGACCCTTAGTTTGATTAGGATCCATCTCTACTGTTTTAACTTTACCAGCATCAGGATTAACAGGAGCAGATGGAGCACCTGGAAATGATTGTGTAGCTCCCATAAAACTATTTGGATTTGAAGCAGGTTTTAACATACCTGATAAATCAGTAGTATTAGTTGATGGATCAGAAGGTTTTTTAACTGGAGGACCAGTTTGTGCTTTTGGTAAGCCACCATATCTAAAACCAAGTTTACGTCCAAGCATATTGTTCTTAAATTGATCAGCTTCTTCAGCTTCTTGAGCTTTTCTTATAAAATCTTCTTCTAATGTATTTCTAGATTTACCTGGTTTAAACTGATATGTTTGAGGTAACATAGGTTCCTCTAATTCATCAGCTCCGTATTCTTCTTCTGTATCTAGTATATTTTGCATCTTATTACCATGAAATTTTAGAAAATCTTTCATGCTACCTGAATTTTTTATCAACTCTGAATCTGCTTGATCTCTTTCATTCATTACAGATGCATTCTCAAAATCTATTGGTGTAATCAGATCCTTATACTTAAATTCATCCACTACTGTTGGTAATTTAGCATTATCTAAATCACTATATGCAGGACCATAAACTTTATCAAAAATATTTACTGGATCCCAACGGTATTCTCCATTTCCAAGATTTCTTTTTTTAGTAATGATATCTTTGTATGGTACACCTTCATGATCTATATCAGATACAAAAGATTCATCTTTATCCCAAGCTTTATCAGCTCTTTTTAAATCTCTTTCTAAATCTTCTTCACTATTATATTTATATTGAGCATGCACACCTTTGTTAAATTCAGCATCCTCAATCATTGACTTATATCCTCTTCTAGCCTCTCTACCTAATTGTCTTTCACCTCTTCTGATTTCTCTTTTTGCTTTACCAGATAAATCATCCCAAACATCTTTTTCAACACCATGCTTTAAAGATTTATTTTCTGCCATTTGCTTTTCATAAGCAGCTTTAATCTCTTGACCAGGTGTTAATGGTTTACCAGGACCAGAACCTTTAGAATAATATTCAGTCCACTGCTTAGGTCTTCCAAATAATCCTCTTTTGTGAACTGTTTTAGCATATGGGTTTAATCCTTCAAAAGAATCTGTATAAGCTTCTCTTGTTCTTGCATTATATGGTGTACCTATATAAGTTCTTTTATCATTAGAAGTTTTGTTATTTTTTTCAGTTGAATTACTTCTAGATTGCATTTGTTCATCAATCCATTTATTTCTTCTACTTTCATCAATTCTTCTTCTTGTACCACTAGGACTAAATCCCGGATCATTAATACCAAGTTCTTTTGCTTGTTTTAATTCTTCTTCAGTAAGTTTACCATTATCACCATTCTGAGCTTTTCTTAAATTACCTACAGAATAACCATAACGTGCTTCAGGTAAGAAATCTGCTTCATAGAATGGTAATTCAGTTCCTCCATACATAAACATTTCTGGTTGTTTATCACCACCAACTAGACCACCTGACTGTGCTTCTTGAAATGTACCCATAGATGGTTTATTTCTTTGCTCTGCAATTTTCTGAGCACCTTCAATTAACTCTGGATTATTAGAACCCATCATTTTCTTATAAAGCTCATCAACTGCTGCTTTATCAGCAATTTCTTTTATTTTAGAAACAAACTCAGATTTTTTAGAAACATCTCCATTGATTGTATCAAACCTTTCTCCTTTACCAGGTTCTTTTTCAGCTCCTCCTTCTTGCTTTTTAAGTAAGCTTAATACATTTTTAGTAAAGTTTCTTTTAGATGTTTTACCACCATACTGATATTCCATATTAGGGTTGTAATCATCTTCTTCATTTGCATATGAATTATAGTATTCCATACCTTGATCAGGCTCTTCTTCAGCAGGAGCTTCTTCTTGAGACATTTCTTGCTCTTGTTTTTCACCTTCTTCTGTAGCACCGTTTTCTTTTTGTTCAGCAGCAGCTTCTTCCTCTTCAATTTCAGAATTAATTTCTTCCAGTAAATAAGAAGCAATATCTTTTCTTATACCCTTACTTACAAGAACTTTATATATATCCTGATCATCAATATCTTCAGATTTTAAACCTTTTATGTAAAGCTTAACATTCTCAAGTTGTTCTTGGACATCATCTTGACCACCAGATACTTGCATACCATCTTGAGCTTTTTCTAAAAACTGCTTTGTTTTGTTTATATATTTACCCTCTCCATCAGGAGATTTGTAAATTCTTACTTTTCTTTTTTCCATAACTTGGGTATATAAATAATATACTAAATTTTAATTTACTAAATAAACTTAATATGTTTATTGTTCTTCAACTATATAACCCTGATTTATATAATCTTGAATCTCATTTTCTGATAATTCAGTAACTACACCACCTTTTTTTAATTCTGGTTTTGATTTATCATCATCAGAAAAAGTTGCTCCTGCGGCACCAGCACCACCAGCACCAATAAGTAAACTATGCAGATTGTTTAATTCATCTGTAATTCTATTCACAGTTCTTTCAGTTGGTCTTGCTATATCTAAAATTCTTATAGGTTCTACAATTTTTTTAGCTGATTCTTGTCTATATTCCTTAAACAAATCTTCTACCATTTGAGGTGAAATAAGATCACCTGGTTTATTAAGGTAACCTCTTTTTTTCAATTCAGGTAGTAACTCTTGTAAATAAGCATTTGACTCATCACTGTCATAAAAGTAATTATGAGCCTTTTGATAATATGATTTTGGATCAGTATATCTTTGTAATCCTAATGATGATATACCTTGTGCATTCTCATAAAGTTCATCAAGATTTAATTTGTTAGCTAAATGTTCCGGAATTCCTGAAGAATTTTGTTTTTCAAACTCAATTGTGCTTCTTAATCTTTTATTTATTGGTGATACTTTTCCAAAATCTTCTACTTTTTTTGTAATTGGATCAATTTTATATGATCCTGGAAACCATTTTTTTAAAGTATAATGAGGTTTTAAATTTTTACTATGACCCCATTCATGATATAAAGTCTGTTCTCTGTTAGCTGGTTGAGACCAATCTTCACCAGCAAATATTATATCCTTATCAGTATCATAATAACCTGTAGATTTATCAACATTATGTGTTTTCAGTTTCATTTCTATATAGTCAGCATCTTGACTTGAATTAAATGACATTTCATTTTCTAATTTTTGTAACTCATTATCTATATCTTCAATAGCTTTTAAATCTTGAGTGCTAGGATTGTTAAGATCAGTTAATTTATTTCTGTTAGCTCTTAATTCCCAAATCTTATCACTTATTTTAAATTTTTCTTTATTTAGTATATCTCTTGATTGATTGATTTTTGCAACTTTTTCTCTTGCGTTTAAAATAGTTGGTTGATCAAGAAAATTAATATCACTCATCATATCTGAATACATCTGTGGAGTAATACCATATTTACTTAAATCATTTTCATCAAGATATTTTTTTACTCTTCTTTCACCTTCTGGAGTTTTCCAAAAATCTAAAGATTGTTTTTTGATTTTTTCAAAAGTTTTTTCAGCCTCTTCAATACTTCCACTACCATTTCTAAGCTCTTCTACCTTACTTATTAAATCATCAATTGTCTTAGATTTTTTACCTGGCATTAAGTTTTTCACATGCTTAATTGTTTTACCAATTTTATCACCTGCACCAATACCTAAAAAGTTTGCTAAGTTTAAAACATTTTCACTAACAGCATTTGTTACTGTATTAAAATTAGGATCATCAATTGCTGCTTTATTTGCTTTACTTACATCACTTTCTTTATCCAAATATGCATCTACTCCATAAGCAGCACCTGTAGCACCAAGTAGATTACTTGCTGATGCTCCAGTTGGTAACCATGATGGAGCTGCGTTATAAGCAGCTTTGGTTGCTTGTAAAAAAGAATTTTTACCAAGTTTATTTAATGTAGCATTTGCTACAGCATCACCTACACCTACAAGTCCTTCACCTAAAGCTGTTGCTCCAGATTTTATTAATGGTGCAGCTCCTATTGCTGTAAGAGCAGCTGGT